CGGGCCTCGTCGGTCAGCCGAATCCCGTATCGTTTGCGTGCCCGCATCGCCGCGTGTTCGGGGACGGTTTTACTATTCATCGTCGGCATATCCCCTCACCAGATTATGGGCCGAGCGGGTTCCGGCACTGCCGACCCTGACCGGTCCTGCATACTCGCTCACCGCATGATTGGCGAGTGCCGCCGCCCAGAATTCATCGGCATGACTGCCGGTCTTCTTGTTCTCCGCCGCATCGAGCCGGGTGTTGTTTGCGGATGTCGTGATCTTGCGAAGAGAGTGGAATGATTCGCGGATAGCGAAATCGCTTGGAATAAGAAACTGCACATCCTCCATCGCGATATACAGGCTGTGAGCCATGTCGGCCTTGGACGCATTTGTGAAATTTACCTGCTCAACGCGAAACTTCCCGAACTTGTCTTGCGCTTCCTCGGAAAGCTGGTTGCCGATACCGGTACTGTCCAGGCACGAGCGACGCATGGTGCGGTGCTGGAGATAGTTGTACAGAATCTCCCGCTGTCGCGCGTATTTGGTTTTCTCCATCGTTGTGACAAAACGGGTGAGCTTGATATCATGAATGAGCTCGATCCCCCAAATTACCGAGAGATGCTTTCTACGGGCGATGTCCATGCCGACATACAGGTCGCCGGTGATATCGTCGAGCGGTAGGAAAATGTCGTCGCGCTCACATTTCTCGATCATATTGTAGGTGAGAAATGCGGTTGCTTCGTCGACTGGAATGCAGAGATACTCCTGCAACCAGGTGTTGTGATCTCCGACGTTTTCCTCTTCCTCTTTGAGCCACTCCTGCCGCTCTGCTTCGGTGAGGTCGCGTTTCAGGATTTTGTCTGCCAGCCCGTCGTCTACCGCGTTAATTATTGTAGTGACGTGATGCGACCATTTCTTCAATTCACCTTTTTTGATGCGTTCGATGAATTTGTAGTACCGGCAGCTCTTACCGTTGTGGGTTGAGAGAATGCGTAAAGGGTAGCCCCATGTGATTACCGGTCGGGCCGCTGCCCACATTCCATCCTGGTCGTCGTGCCAGCCGAATTCGTCGAGAACCACCTTCCCGCCTTTTGAGCGGAACTGTGTGGGGTTGGATGACAGCGCGTTGATGCGGGAGCCGTTATCGAATCGAATACCAAACGCCTTGACGCCTTTGTTCTCGTCGACGACACGTTCACCGAGGTCCTCGGCGGCTATATTCCAGACACGTGCCCACGTGAAGCAATACTCTATATATTCACGAGCGGCAGTCAGGTCGGCGGAGGAAAACCAGACGGCGTCGACATGTCCGCGCAGGCAGTCCCTGACATCCTCGTAAGATTGTACATAGGTGGCACCAATACGCCGCGACTTTTCCCAGATCTTTATCCGGGAATCGTCGTTCAACCATTTCCACTGGTAGGGCATGAAACGGCTAATTTCGGCGGCCAAAGATTTCCCTCTCGATTCTGTCGAACGTGTCCTGCGTCAGTCCTTCTCGATTCTCTCTCTCTTCGTCCTCTTCCGCCTGCTTCATCGCATCCTCGTATTCCTTCGAGGTCTTGATGCTGGACATGAGATTCTTGAACAGGTCGGCTCTCGTTTTGCTCGGCTCAATTCCTCCCTCGATATTCTCCTTAATTGATTTGGCGAGTTTCCTCACCAGGTTGTAGAGTTCTTCGTGCAGAGCTTTTTTGGACCGGAGGAGCGCCTCCCGTTTGTCGTTCCAGTTACCGTCCTTGCCCCAGGTCCAGAGGGTTTTCTCGCTGACCTCCAGGACGGTGGAAATCTCTGCGTATGTACGTTGCTCCTGGACGTACATCTTCTCGGCTAGTTCTCTTGTCGCCTGGGATTTCATAGGAGGCCCAGATCTTCCTTTAATTTGCGTATCTGGGTCATGATCTTTTTCATCTCTCGAATGCAGCTCAGCAGTCTCGCCACGACGCTTTCGATTTCATCAACCTTCAGGTTCGTCACAGGTTCTTCGTAAGGGTCGACCAATGTTCTTGTAAGTGCAATGTCTGATGATGTTGCAATGTCAAGCTCAGAGTACCGCTTCTCAAGTTCCGCTAGGCGTCCACGCCTCATGAGTTTTTCCTGATTCATTGGGGGCTTCCTTTTGGATAAGGGCAAATAGTCTTGTTGTCGACCTTGTCATAGATTTTTTGGAGGAGGTTTGCGTGCAATTCAAGTACTTCCGTCTGCCTCTCGGAGAGCTTGAATTGTCGATCGTTTTCGGCCTTGTGTGCATTGAGGACGTCGTCCCACTTTTTCATGTGTTCCGCAGCGCGTTTGGATTCCCGGTCGGCCTCCCGCTCAAGTCGCTTGTCGTCAAGCTTGCGCAATGCGGCAAAAACAATTACCATGATGATTACCGCTGCGGGAATGCCGATACTTTCGGCTAGTGAAACCCAAACTGATGCAGGTACCGATTCCATGAGATCCTTTCTATTAGTGGGACAAAGGGTAAGATAGCTATTCGGTCCCGCACTAGTCATTTCCACGGTGGGAAAATTTTCCACGGTGGAAATGACATGTCACGCACCGTTGAATTATGTTCTCTACCGTTGCGGGACAAAGTCAAAATGGGACCAAAAACGGGGAACAGGAGCCGATGAGATGCTGAAAAAGTGGTTGAGGATACTGAAAACGGGCACATTCACAGACCGCCACGGGACGCCGATTACCATATCTCCCGAGATGCTGGAGCGTGTTGTTTCGAACTACAACCCGGAATTGTCGGAAACTCCGCTGGTCGTTGGGCACCCAAAGCATGACGCCCCGGCGTATGGATGGGTGGAGAAATTCAAGGTTGTCGGCGATGAACTGCTGGCCCTGCCCAAGCAGGTGGCGCCCGAATTTACCGAGGCGGTAAAGGCCGGGCGATACAAAAAAATCTCGTGCGCAATACGCGAAGACGGCTCTATTCGGCACATTGGGTTTCTCGGTGCCGAACCGCCGGCCGTCAAGGGCTTGGGGAGTGCTGAGTTCTCCGACGGTGACAAGCCCAAATTTGAGGTGGAATTGGGCGAGGAAGAGTGGCGAACGACAAGGAATTTGTTTCTTTCCGTGGTTGACATGTTGCGGCGTTTGAGGGATAAAATAATTGACGAGGATGGCGTTGACGCGGCCGACAAAGTGGCCCACTCTTCGACACTCGATTGGATGCTCCGTGATCTTGACAATCTTGTAGAAAAACCGAGGGAGTTTTCGGAACCATTTTCAAAGGAGTCCGGTGTGGACATAAAGCAACTTGAAGCAGCTCTTGAGAAGGCGACCAAGCTGATCGGTTCTCAGGAGGATACCATCGCTCAGCTCAGCGAAAAAAGTACCTCGCTGGAGGATACCGTCACAGAGCTGAAGTCAAAGCTCGACGGACAGTTCACCGCGATCGCCGAGGGCGAACGCAAACGCATCTCCCGGGAGTTCGCTGAATTCTGTGAACCGATGGTTTCCGCCGGCGCCATGACACCGTACGCAAAATCAATCGCCGTCGAATTGTGCGACCGTTTGCAGGGAGTGACCGAGGTCGAGCTGTCGGAGGGTGACGGAGAGGCAAAGAAGGTTCCGGCCGTCGAGGCTCTGAAGGGCCTGCTCAGTGCGCTTCCTCACGGAGTTGAGCTTGGTGAGGTCGCGACTCGTCGGTCCGCCGGAGGTCAGGTCGACCTTTCCGATTCGGACCAGCTCCTGAGTGCTGCACAGGATTACCAGCTCTCCGAAAGAAAGAAGGGTCGTGAGGTCGGCATCGCCGAGGCGGTGACGTACGTGCAGGCTCATACGAAGTAACCCGATTCGCTCAAACGAGATTCAAACTCAGGGCCGTGCCCTTCAGCAAAAAGTAATTCAACACTGAACCGAGGATAGAAAAATGCTCGATCCCATTAAGACCAAAAACTTCGTTGCCGAATCGGTGATGCCCGCGTATCGTCTGGCGCGAATGGGCACGGTCAAAAACAAAATCCGTGTCGCTGTTGACTCTCAGTCACCATTTGTCGGATTGTCGGATAACCTGGGCGCCGAGAATATCGGTGACCGTATCGATGTGTACTCTCACGGGTTTGCCGAGGTTGAACTCGGCGGGGCCGTAGCGGCCGGTGATGCGTTGACGGCCGACTCGCTGGGTCGAGCGGTAAAGGCTGAGTATGCCGCCAATCAGGTGGTGCACATCGCAGGGTACGCAATGGATTCCGGTGTGCTGGGTGACGTGGTCGGTATGCGGATAAACCCCTGCGCCTATGCCAATGAGTCACAGATCGCGGTCGTAGAAGTAGAACTGACGACGGCCCAGGTGCTTGCGCTCAATGCTACACCGATCGAAGTTGTCGCAGCTCCCGGAGCGGGGAAGGCCATTGTCATAGTGCAGGCGGAGGCGATGCTTGACTATGCCACAACTGCTTACGACGGCATAGCCGCCGGTGAGGACCTTGCCCTTCGGTATACCGACGGGACGGGGACTATTCTGGCCCAGTTCGAAACGACGGGGTTTCTGGATCAGGCAACCGATCAGGTGCGTGTAGCCGGTCCGCAGGTTCCCGTTGCGGGTACAAACCTGACACCGGTTGCAAACGCGGCGGTGGTGGCTCACATGACAACCGGCGAAATCGCCACCGGTGACAGTCCGGTGAAATTGCGGGTACGCTACCGTGTTGTAGATACTGCCTGGTAATCGATTGTTGTTGAACGTTCATTTTTTGGGATAGACAAATACAGCCGGTGAGGATCTGATACTCACCGGCACTACCAAACTCAGGAGGACTTGAGTGAGACACGACAAACTGGTAATGAAAATGCTCGCAGTCGGTAGCGTACTGATTGCAATGCTCGCCGTGAGTGCGTTTGCGATCGCTGGGGGAGCCCTTGAATTCGAAGCAGCAAAGAACACCGGCACCGGGATGCTTCTGGCAGTCCCGCTGGTTGGATTTCCGCTGGATCCGGTTGTGATGGCAATTCAAAAGGGATATCGGAATGCCCGAATGATCGCGGATCTGGTGATGCCCAGAATTTCCGTTGCAAAACAGAAGTTTGCCTATCTGGCCTATGATAAGGCGAATGATTTTTCAATTCCCGACAACTACGTGGGACGCAAGGGCACTCCGAATAAAGTCGAGTTCAAGGCCACCCGCGAAACTGATGAGTGCGAAGGGTATGGCCTGGAGGACGATGTGCCGAAGGACGACATCGACAACGCGACTGGGATGAAGCATGATCCCATTGCTCAGGCCTCACAGGGAATTGCCCGGCAGAATGCTCTGGCCCGGGAGAAGCGCGTTGCCGATCTGGTATTCGATGCTTCCGCCTATGGTGCGGCCAACAAGAAGACTCTGGCCGGCACCGAGCAGTTCGATCATGCCGACTGCGATGCCGTTGAAATCATTACAAACGCACTTGACGCGCCTGCCATGCGTCCGACCCATCTGGCGCTGAGCCGTCACGGCTGGAGCGGCCTCAGCCGGAACAAGGCTATTTTGCAATCCGTAAACCGAAATGCCGGAGACGCGGGGATTGCACGTCGTCGGGACGTGGCGGACCTCTTCGAGCTGGAAGATATCTATGTTGGGGATGCGTGGTACAATACCGCCAAGAAGGGGAAGACGGCAAGTCTTTCTCGGCTCTGGGGTAAACATGCCCTGCTCTTCTACAAGGACGAATCGATGACATCCACCGAAAGCGGTATAACCTTCGGATTCACTGCGGCGTGGGGCGACCCGGTCGGCGGTAAAAAGTGGAATGACAACATTGGGCTCCATGGCGGATATACGGTCAGAGGCGGAGAATTTTTGAAGGAAAAGATTATGGCGAATGATATCGCCTATTTCCTCGAAGACTGTGTATCTTAAGTAAACACTGATCTGATTTATAAGGCCCTCCCGGGAACGGGAGGGCAGCCCTTGGGCTCAAACTAAAGAAGAATCGAATGTACCACAATTACAGCGAATTGATAGAGCAGCTTCCCGAAGAGGATCTTCTGGATCTGGTTGACGACGAACGGTCCGGGCAGATTGTCCAGGACCCGCCGGATGCCCGGATGCAGCGGGTGCTCGAACTGGGCGACAAGGTTGCATCACTGATCGATTCGTACTGTCGTGGTCGCTACCAGGTGCCCTTCACCAATCCGGTCCCGGACATCATTATCGATGTCTCCATCACTCTCCACATCTACAGGCTATACGGTCGCCGTCGTGACCTGCAGACCTCCGAGGAGCAGCGCACTCGCTACAAAGACTCAATGAAGACCCTGAAGCACATACAGGATGGTACGATCCGATTGTTCGACGATCTCCCGTCACCACCCAAATACGAATCGAACAAAACCGCATACAGCAAGACTTTTACCGAAAGCGAATTGGAGAAGTTCTGATGATAAAAATCAAGCCGGGCGTCAATGCACAAGGCGTGAAGCCCGAGATTCTTCTGGCGATTACGATCGCAGCTCCGATGTTCGAGGCCCACGGAGTTGATTGTGTTATCACCTCCCTGCTGGAAGGGGCACACAAGCCGGGCAGTTTTCACTATGACGGACTGGCCGTTGATCTCCGCTCACGGGAACTGACCGAGGGCGGGAAGATTAGCGTGGTGACCGCCTTGCGAGAGGCCCTTGGTGAGCAATACGATGTCGTTCTGGAGTCGACGCATATACACGTTGAATTCGACCCACGGTAAACTGGAGGCACTGTTCTGATGAAATTCATTGGTAAAATCACCGGCATGATATCGCGAGTGACCGGTATCACGTCAATAGCTCCGAAGCTTGTCGCTCTGCTCAAGCAGCTCCGCGAGTTTCGAGCACTGACCGAACGACTGGCCCACAAGTGGATCGATAAAATCAGGGTGATGATCAACGCCGATATGAAGGCGGACCTGCTAAAATGGTTTTTCGAGTTCGAGAACATTACGGAACTCGCCGCCGATATCGTTGAGAAGATCCCCCTGAAGCGGGCGAAAAACTTCGCCATGGTGCTGCGTGGTTTCATTCACATGGACTGGCTCAAGGAGAAACTCCGATAGATGGCTATCCTTGCCGACATAGAATCCGGTGTGGTCTCACGTCTGCAGGCCGTGTGGCCGGCGGGCGTTGAGCAGATTGCGGAGTTTGATATCTCGGCGAGAGTCGACTCGATTGTCTGTCCGGGTGTTTTTGTCGCGGCGTATACCACCGGGTACAAGGTTGTTGCAAAAGACCTCTTTCACCGCAATGTCACCGTGCAGGTGTTCCTGGTCAATAAGTCTCTGCGAGGGCACCAGGAGCGTCGGCACGGGACACACCCGATAGTCGAAGCCTGTGAGCAACTGCTGTCCGGTCAGGATCTCGGGCTGGAAATAGATCCATTGATACCGGTACGCTGCCCGGAGGTTACCGACGCGGAACTGAGAGCGGCTCGGAAGGTTGCATTTCGCCTCGACCTTCGCACCGGTTGTGAGGTCGAGAAAATGGACGAGACCGAGGCCGTTGACCTGCTGCGAATCGGTGCGACGTTTCTGTACAAGCCCGGCGATGATCTGCCCGAGTCGTCGGTACAAATTGACCTGTAGATGGGATCTGGTATGGGTACTCTTTATGTAATGTCGAAACCCGGGCAACCGTGCCCACGGGAGCGATCCCGGGAAACGATAAGCGATATCGCTCCCGTTGCGGTCCCGAACAGTAATTATTACCGCCGCCGGATTGCGGACGGATCTCTGATCGCCTGTGACCCGCCCAAACCGCCGAAGGCCGCCTCGACACGGAAAGACAAGAAGGAGAAAAGTAAATGAACTTCGAACAGATTTCTTCATCTCGACGGACTCCCGGAGTAGAGACTGAGGTCAATACCAAAGGCGCCTCTCAGAATCCGCCGGCCAACAAACAGCGCATCATGATTGTTGGACAGCGCATGTCGGCGGTCATCAGTACCCCGTCATTTGTCGAGTCGTCCTCTCCCGGGAATGTTGACTGTACCCTGTCCGGCACGGCCGCTTTTACCGGATCGGTATTACGGAAGTTCATTGTTGAGATCACCGGGACCGGAACCCCGGACACATTCCGCTGGTCAAAGGACAACGGTGCGACCTGGACAACGGGTGTGTCGTGTGCGACTGGGGACATTACGTTGACCGAGGGCGTTGTGATCACGTTTGGATCGACCACCGGACACGCGGTCGGGGACAAGTGGACTTTCGTCGCATTTCCCGCCGGAACGGTTGACCAATTGACTCCTACTCGGGTGCTCCGTGTGGGTGACGCCTCCGGGTCATTTGGCCGGGGCTCCGTGCTACACCGCGCAATCAAGGCATGCCTCGCGACGGCCGAGCACTACGGGCAGATCGATATTAACGCAACGGCCATGGACGATGCAGCCGGCGCCGCCGCCGAAGGTTCGATTACCGTCACCGGTCCGGCAACGGCCGCGGGATGGTATCGGATACGCATTGGCGGGGCGATCTTCCAGGTCGCATTCTCTAAGGATGATACGGCCGCAGAGATTGCTCTCGCCCTCAAGGGAGAGCTGGACCGGGATGCCGGTCTCGACCTCCCGGTGACCTTCCATCGGGATTCGTCGTCCCTTGCGAAGCTGGTATTCAAAAGCAAACACCTGGGCACCGTCAATAATGATCTGAAGATCGAGGCCGAGTACACGTCGAACGCCGGAGTCGGTGCAACGGTTGTACAGCCGACCGGCGGAAACACCGACCCGAGCAATTTCGCATCCGCGCTCGACTCATTCCAGGCCGAGCGGTATCACGTTATCGGGACATGTATCGCGGACGCGACAACTATGGCGGCTCTCGCAACCCAGATCGATGTGCTCAACGGACCCAACGTTCAGAAGTGGGCGATCGGTGTCGGCGGATCGAACACCGGGACACTGTCTACGGCAACGACTCTCGCCGCCGGTGTCAATGACTGGGAAAGCCAACTGGTATGGTTCAAGGGCTCGTACTCTCCGGGGTACGAGATCATGGGGGCGTACTGTGCGGTAAAGGCGTACATCGAAGACGCGGCGGAGCAACTCAACCACCGGGAACTGTTTGGGATACACATCCCGTCGGTCGCCGATCGCGTCGATGAGACTGATATCGAAACGGCTCTCTGGAATGGAGTGACTCCGATCAAGGTGAACCGTGTTGGCAGAGCTGCTATCGTGCGAGCTATCTCTACCGATGTGGAACACGATTGGGCCGTGGACATTACCACGGCCACGAGTTTGCAGCGGTTCCAGGATGCATTCGTACGTCGATGTGAGAGTGTGTTCGTTGGCCCCGCCGCCAAGAATCTGGGAGAGTCAACAGTCAAGGCTGTCGTCTCACAAGCCTTGTTCGTGGCACGGCAACTGGAGGGTGAAGGTGTTCTCAGGAAGATTAAAGAATACAAATCACAGTTTGTCGGTGAAGAAG